CTGCCGATGCTGTAGCAACAACTGCTGATCCCGATGCTTCCGCTGCTGCTGCCGATGCTTCCGCTGCTGCTGCTGTAGCTTCCGCTGCTGCTGCTGTAGCTTCCGCTGCTGCTGCTGTAGCAGCAACTGCTGATCCCGATGCTTCCGCTGCTGAGGTCGCTGCTTCCGCTGCTGATCCCGATGCTTCCGCTGCTGAGGTCGCTGCTTCTTCCGCTGAAGCAGCAGCTTGTTCTGCATACAGCTGGCATTGTTGCTCTATTTCTTCTAACTGCTGGATAGTAGCGTAATCTTCGCCAGCAATCGCAATTGCAAAGGCTCCGCCGGCAACAATCTTGGCCATCCCTGTCCCAAGTTCCTCTAAAACCTGTGCCTTAGGTAAATTAGTATTTGGTGTCCTGATTATGTAAGTAGCATCCTTTGGTGCTGATCCTCCGCCAGCATCGATAAACGATAGAATACCATTACCGTTTGTTGCTATTACCTGCCCGTCAGTTCCATCCTGCAGCGGTAATCTCCAGATAGTGTTCCCGGTTAAATTACCTGCAGTAAAACCAACATAATAATCATTAGAGGGATTACTCCATTTTAGCCTATTAGTAATAATATCTTCAGTATTAGTGATGCTCGCAGAGTTAATACCGGTTGCATATATTGTATAAAGCTCAGCAGTACCGCCGGTAATAACAGGAGACAAAATACTTTCAAAACTAGCCTCTTTTGCATATAAATAGTTAATTGGGGTTAATCCTTCACCTCTATTAGCTAGCGCTATAAAAGCTGCTTTTTCTCTATCAAAACCCGGATTAAAATTATTAGCCATTACTTTAGAACTTAATTTGGTGCAACGATTCTAAACGCTCTTGTGAGTCTATGTTACTAACACTCTGACCGGCAAAATCAGGTAAAACAGGGGGTATATCATCACTTGTAAAGTTGATATCTTCTAAAATAACAGGTGAACTATTACCGATTGCTTCAGGACCTTGAGGTGTCTCTATCCCAAACGGACGAGGATTTTGTACGGCTTTCGGATCACCTTTTATTTGCGGTGGCCTATTCTGCTCGTTTGGCTCATCAACAAAAGGACGCCCGACTATTGCTCCCGTCCAGACTAACTGATTACCGCGCCATTCATATTGCTTAACTAGATCAGACCTGCTAAAGGGAAACCCTGAATAATCGCAAGTTCCAATAGGTTCAATTACGTCCTTTCTAACGTAATCTCCCATTTGCGTATTTACAGGGATAACTTTTAAGCTAGTTGCCATATACCTCCAGTTTAAGCGGTACTTCCGTTGTATTATTAATCACTGCCGGATTTAAAGTTTCCTGATATCTCATTTTTAAGCCTTCTTCTTTTTCAGGAGCATATTGTGCTGCTAGCATGCTAGCGAGTCCATATATTAGAGGAGTATAAAAATATGATGGGATATCTACGCTTTGCGTGTAATTCTCTAGCGTTTCTATACTGCTTTGACCGCTATACATTATTAAATTATACATTGGAGCAGCAGTCTGCCATATATACAGAGACGGAGTCCGCTGGTAATCAACGTAGTAAATAGTAGGTCTACCGATTTGCGATTTATTGGGATAGGTTAAATATTCATATCTGGATACCTCGCTCATGGTAGTATCCTGTATCTGATTGTTAAAATAGACTTCCGAGATATCAAGAGTAGCTCCTCCTGTTTCCTGTATCTGATAATAGGGACACAAAGCTAAATTATCTTCCAGCAGAAACCACTGCGTAATACCTTTTTTATATAATGTTTTAGGGATGGCCTTAACATAATAAATCGTCTGATAATCTGCGCTTTGACCGGAAAATGTTAAGGTATATTCTCTATCTACATTTGATTGTACACCTAGAATTTTGATCACTTGGGGAGTAGAATAAGCATAGCCTATTAATCCATCTACTTGGGTTTCTGTGCAAGCAGTATTAGGGTTACCATCAAAAGCATAAGCAGCGATTCCTCCATATCCTCCGTTATTCGGAGTACCACCAAAATTCTGTCTTACGTTACTTCTAAGGAATACCTGAAATATTTTAGTAATGTTGCTCGGCAGAGGGTAGGATGCTTGTCCTGGAGTTAAAAAAACAGGATTTAACTTTAGTGTCCATAAGTTAACATTAGAGTTAGCCCAATCACTTAAAATAAAATTAATAATATTAAGTGCTGAATTATATTGCTCGGCAGTGATCATGCTCAGAGGCATACCGATTAACTCATAAGCCTTTCTGATAATCAGCTCTCCTTTTATGCTATTAAAACTATAACTTCCACTAGTTGCCGGCATTTTATCTTCCTCTTTACTTACAATTGCAGGAATTGAGCTTTAAGAATCGAGTTATTAGCATTTGTGCCAATCTTAATGAGTAAATTGCTAGCTAAAGAATTATACTGTATTAATGCAGATGCCGTAGCGGCGGCGGCGGGAGCTGCAAAATTACCATTAGCTGCAGTAGTTAAGTCATCATATTTGCCCATGCCTAAATTATTCTTTAGCGATAAAAACACCTGATAAGTAGCAGGGTTAGCTGTTGCTGCTACGATATTTAAGGCATAGCTTATAGAAGAAGTATTGGTCTTAGCGGTATTTAATAGAATCATTGGAAAATATCCAATAGAAGCAACGCCGACTTGAACGGTAGAACCTGTAGTGCCAGTTGGAATTATCTGCGTTACAGTATCAAAGCAGTTAACACTTGTAACTGTATTTGCATTGGGACCCGCTAAGGTTTCACTAATAAAAACCCCATTCTGATAACCGGTAATAAGAAAATTAATTGCTCGAAAATTTGCTGCTGAATTAAGAGTAATTCTTGGAACAATACCGAAATCAATAAAATTAACTATTCTTGTGGTTTTATTAACATAAGAACCATTTAATAGCAGCGGAGTATTTGCAGTTGTAGTTTGAAAAAGCGATATTCCGTTTGCTATGGGAGCAGGCCAATTATATTCATAAAATTGAGACATAATTTATCCTTTTATTTATATTGTATGAAGCACTAGCTAGTTATTTTTAGTTAGTGCTTCTTTTTTTAACAGATTTTTAAAACTTATCCCTGTATAGGTTTAAGCAGTTGAACCTTGTGCGCCAATTACCCCAAGAGGAGTAAACATACCAAAAGAATAACGACCTGATGCAAGCACTGACATGGTTTCAGTTACAGGATCGGTTGTAACGTTTACTTTAAGCGGACGTCTTACGAAATGCTTACGACTTCCCTTAACATTAGTTAATCCAAACCAGTTGCTAGGATTTGTTAAGAAATGGCTTACTTCATAACCTTGTGGAATAGCCTTCATGTTATAAAGTGCATTTATATCGTTATTAGCCGTTCCTGTTCTAAATACAGATTCAAGTAACCGGCAACCTGAGAACATTAAGTCTTGTGGAAGTAGCAATCTCTCAATTTGAGCATTAATTAGCAGTCCTGCCTGATCTTTCATTTTACCGGCAAGAATTACTGCCTGTTCAACGCCTGCCTCACTAAAGTCGACATTAATACTAGCACCGTTATATCCCCCGACGCGGTTAGAATAAACACCGCCGTCGTAAGGCTGATTAAATGAGCAGAGAGGTTGTCCGTTGGCTTGAGTTGCTGCTGTGTTAAACGCCTGGTTAAAAGGGTTCATAGCTACTACTTCTCTGGTTTGTTCATAGGAAGTAGTAAGCGATTTAGTACCATTAAAGAACTGATCGGCATAAAGATCATCTTCCATGGCAATATTAGTAATCTGAAAACCGAGGGCAAATTCCCGATGGACAAATTCATAAATAAACCGCTCAGCCATGGTATCCATTTTAATAGGAGCACCTTGGGTTTTCTCAAGAGCGTAACCTGTTCCTCTAATATCAACCATTCTCTCAGTATGTTTGACAGAATTAGCCTGTTCGTAAACTTTGGTATATTCCCCTTTAAACCGATCATACTGAGATTTTACCTCATAAAGACCTGGCCAAAGCAGACTTGGAATATCACCGGTTGTTATAATAGACATAATTAATTACCTTTGTTTTTAGTTTTAGTTTTCTTTACTGACCCTGCCTTAACAGGTGTTTTT